TATCTCCATGGGATGCAACACCTGGTTTTACTACTCCAGCCGGGTTGACAACTGCACAAGGTGAGGATTTCGGTGGAGCTACAACTCTTAACGAAATGACTTTCACAATCGAGAAACACACGGTTACTGCGGTCGAACGTGGATTGCAAGCTGGATATACTGTTGAATTAGCACAAGACCTAAAAGCAGTTCATGGTCTGGATGCTGAAACAGAACTATCTAACCTCCTAAGCAATCAAATCATTGCTGAAATGAACCGTGAAATTGTTCGTACCCTTTATAAGGTATCTACAACTGGTGCAGAATTAACTGCAACACCTGGTACATTTGACCTTGATGTTGATGCAAATGGTCGGTGGTCTGTTGAACGCTTCAAGGGTTTGATGTTCCAAATTGAACGTGAAGCTAATCGCATCGCTCAAACAACTCGTTTGGGTCGTGGTAATGTATTGTTGGTGTCTGCTGATGTGGCTTCGGCATTGGCAATGACTGGCAAGTTGGACATCGGTGGCATTAAATCTGGCGAAACATTGACTGTTGATGATACTGGTGCAACATTTGTTGGTACATTGAACAATAAGTATAAAGTGTTTATTGACCCATATATGGCAAACGGTGATGCAAATCAATTTGTGGTTGTTGGTTACAAGGGTGATGGTCTAGGTAAGGCTGGCATGTTCTATTGCCCGTACGTTCCATTGACTAAACATAATGCGATTGACCCAAATACCTTTCAACCAAAAATTGCATTTAAGACACGCTATGCACTTGCTGGTAATCCAATGAACGGTAATAACGCTGCTGATGCAGGTCCTGCATTTACATTGGCTGCGAAATCGAATGCATTTTTTCGAATTCTACGCGTAGCTAATATAGCGTAAGCAATTAGGGGGTATCAAATAGAGAACCTCGCTTCGGCGAGGTTTTTTGTGTCTATTTAAAGAGCGATGTTTATTACTCAGAAATACAGTTCACATAAATACAAATATCATAATATTATCATATTAAAATGTCATCTATATTCATTAATAACAAATATACAAAAATTTACATAAATTTAATTGAAAAAGCAAAATTAAAAGAGAAATCAGAATATTCTGAAATTCATCACATAATACCTAGTTCTATTGGGGGAACAGATGATATAGAAAATTTAATATCACTATCACTCAGAGAACATTATATTGTACATTTATTGTTAGTAAAAATGTTAAAAAGCACTAAACATAAAATGAAAATGGTATATGCATTAGGAATGCTTTCTAATAGATGTACACATTTTAATAGTAGATTATATGAACAATTGAAGATAAAACACATTCAACGAGGAATCACTAAGACATATTATAACAAGGTAACTGATAAAATAATAATGATATATGATGACGATTATATTCCTGATGGTTTCATTCGAGGCACTAGACCTTTTAGTGAGGAACACAAAAATAAAATGATGAAACCAAAAACAAAAGAACATGCTGAAAATATAGGAAAATCATCAAAAGGGAAACATCATTTTCTCAATAAAGAAACTGGGGAAGCTAGATTTCTTTATGAAAAACCAAATACAGGAAAGTGGATTAGAGAATGTGTAAATAAAGGCAAAAAGAAAATACCTACTATTTTCTATCATAATCCTGATAAAACAGAACATAAGAGATTTAAGATTACTGATATTATACCAAAAGGTTGGATTAAAGGCAGAATTACTTCTCCAAAACAGCTCGCCGCAGCCCATAAGAATCTGTTATTATCAATAGAAGCGAGTTCTATTAAAAATAAAAACACAATACATTGTTATGACCCAATAACATTAAAAGAAAGGAAACTCAAATGCATTGATGATATACCAAAGGGCTGGGTTAAAGGTCGCTCTCCTAAAAATATAAGAACTGGATGGAGTCAAACTGAAAATCAAAAACAAAAAGCTAGGGAAATAGGTTTAAATAACAAAGGAAAAGCACCTGGGAATAAAGGTAAAAAAATGATAATAGATGAAAATGGAAAAAGAAGATACGTAGCTAATATAGCGTAAGCAATTAGGGTGTTTCAAATAGAGAACCTCGCTTCGGCGAGGTTTTTTGTGTCTAATAAATATGTACATAACAACCCAAGGTTAGATACATGTACAATCGAGATTTGAAACTCGCCATAGGCGACATCAACGACAAGAAAAATATGATTTCTATAAGTCTCACAAAATCAATTAGACAAGAAATTGAAGCCGCCACGCGCTGGTTGGATACATTATACCCAAAGGTGCCTTTGAAAATTAGATGTTTAATAATCTTGAATGATACCGTACAAGAAAACATTAAAAGGTGCCCAAACTGCGATAAACCAGCCGGATTCGACAAGACTAATGGATTCAACAAATTTTGTTCAGACGCATGTTCAAAATTGTATGGTAGATTGCCTCAAGCAACTAAATCATTATTGAATGATTATCAATGGCTTTACAATAAGCGAATAAATGAAAGAATGTCCTATACTCGCATCGCAGAATTATTGCATTGTTCTGGTAATCCCATAATACAAGCATGTAAAAGACTGAATATACCAAAAATCAATTTGACGGAAAGTGACTATACCATAAAAGAAAAATTAAACGATAAAGACTGGTTGCTGACAAATTACAAAGAAGACCATAAGACGTTGGTGAACATTGCAGAAGAAATTAATTCAAGCAAATCGACACTGTCGTTGGCGATTAAAAAACACGGAATTGAAGCAAATCCAACAAACTCGTATAATAGAGGGCATGTAGAGGTGTCAGGTGAATGCATGGAAGTCTATGAGTACATTAAAGAAATCTTACCAGAAAACACAGAAATTAAATTGAATGATAGAACTATCTTGAATGGTAGAGAAATTGACATTTTGATACCGGCACTGGCTGTTGGGTTCGAGTACAATGGAATTTATCATCACATCCACAAGCACTCAGAAAATACTATCAACAAGACTAAGAGTTACCATCTGGACAAAACAATAGATGCACGTAATGCCGGGATAAAATTATTCCACATTTTCAGCGATGATTGGATGCTAAATAAAGATGTCGTAAAAGATTTTATCAGTGCGAAATTGGGCAAATTATCCTCGGTAGTTTTTGCTAGAAAATGTGAAATTGCTATACCATCTCTTACTGAGAAAATTAAATTCATGTCAGAAAACCACCTCCAAGGCAAGGACAAATCTTCCATTGTTATAGGATTGAAATTCGGTGATGACTTTGTTTCAATGATGACTTTTTGCAAATCTAGGTACAACAAAAATTATATGTGGGAATTATCCAGATACGCTGTAAAAAGAAACACTAATGTCGTAGGTGGATTTAGTAGATTACTGACAAATTTTAGACAAAATCACTCCGGTTCAATTATTTCTTACGCAGATAGGTCTTATAGCAACGGTGATGTTTATTACAAAAACGGATTCAAATTGATTAAAACAAATCCACCGTCTTACAAGTACGTCAATTTAGGAAAAAGTATTAAAAGGATGCACAGAGCAAATTTCATGAAAAAGAAGTTGGCACCTGGTGATAGTAGACCTGAATGGAAAGTCATGTTTGATGCTGGTTATAAGCAGATTTTTGATTGTGGCACATTATCATTCTGCATCGCATAAATAATCTTACAACATACATCGAAAGAATTAAATGACAATAGTAAATTTAAATGATGTCAATACAATTGGGTCTGCTACCATGCAGAATGGTGATTTATTGACATTTGACCCTCTTATCATTAATAAATTTTCACTGATTATACCGAATCAGGAGAATGTTACTTTCTTTTTACAACAATTCTCTTTACCTTCAGTTGGCGTTAATGAAGTCGTTGTTAATACTAGATATGTTGATATGAATGAGATAGGAGAGAAATTAAATTTCTTACCGTTCACTGTCAATTTTCTAGTAGACAAATATTGCAGGAATTGGTCTGCTATATATAATTGGATGAAGCAGATGACTGTAGATGGTACAATTGTTGGCAAGACAGAAGATATTATCCTCATGATTGATGGTAAAGAATTCATACGGTTTTATGGTTGTTGGCCAACAAATTTAAGTGGTATGAATATGGATTCTACCATCGAAAGAGTTCAGTATCTAAAAGCGTCAATAGTATTTAATTATGATTACTTTGATTTACTAGGAAGTTTTACAACAACTGATTCAGCATATCTTTAATTAACATCTTTGAGTATCTTTCATTTATCAGTTTAAACTCTTTGTTTAATTCATTTATCTATTCATTTATCTATTCATTTATCTATTCATTTATCTATTCATTTATCTATTCATTTATCTATTCATTAAACCCTTATAAGTATCATTTAATCTTTATTTAATAGTAGAATATCATCGAGGCACAGTCTAATTTTGAACGGTTGTCAAGAATTTGTCAACTATTTCATATTTTTTGACACATATTTATACTATCTATATAATTAATTTAACTAATTATAAAAGATAATCATGACTACCATATCAACAGAAGAGATGTTAAATGAATGGAAGAAAGATGCCATCATTAACGAAGCAGAATTGTCGAAAGAAATCATCCGTGTACCAATGCTTCATTCAAAATATCTTGAATATTATATTCATTTCAAACGTCTGCTGTCTAAGGCAGAATCTGCAAAAAACAAGCTTGGGTGGATAAAGAGAAAATATTTTAGAGGTGAAATGGACCAGAGTGATTTAAAAAAACATGGTTGGTCTCAGTGGAATGGATTAAAACCATCATCAGTTGAATTAAATCAATTATTAGAATTCGACTCCGATATGAATGATGCGGCGCGTGTGGTATCAGAATTCAAAACATCAGTATCAGGCTGTGAATATATAATGAATCAGTTGAAGAGTAGAGAGTATTCACTTAAGACTGTATTTGAATATCAAAAATATTTAAGTGGTAATTGACATGGCCGACGTAATCATATCCAAGAAAAATGAAACCTTCATCAACATAGATTGTGATTTGGGAATACTTCAAGAACTTTCTGATTTCTTTACTTTTTATGTCGAAGGCTACAAACATATGCCTCGTTATCGTGCTGGTGTATGGGATGGTAAAATAAGACTTCTTGATATGAGATTTGGCACATTGCCAGCAGGACTTACCCCTGAACTTGTTGAGTACTCTAGCAAACTGGGGTATTCGGTTTCATTTAACACCAATAACTTTGGTGTTCCAAATGAAAAAACAATGGTAGATATAGAAACCCTAAAAAAGTGGATATTTGACCTAAATATTCATACTACAATCAATGGGTTAGACACACGAATTGACGTTAGAGATTATCAGGTGCAAGCAATTTATAACTGCATCCATAACCAACGACAAGTATCTATTACTCCGACTGGTGGTGGAAAATCAGTAATAGCTTATTGTTTATATAGATGGTATATGGAACATGGCATGAAGCATTTCTTGATTGTTGTACCTACACTTGGTCTCGTAAAACAGATATATTCAGATTTTAAAGAATACAGCAATGGATTCGACTTTGAAGCAAATTCGCAGATTATCACAGGTGAGACAGATAAGAATATAAGTAAAAGTATTATAATATCTACGTGGCAGTCACTTTATAAAATGCCAAGCAAGTGGTTTAATAGTATTGATGTTATATTAATGGATGAGTGCCATCAGTGTAAATCTGATGCTATCAAGGGTATATTCGAGAAAGCAACAAATGTAAAATATAGATTTGGCATGACAGGGTCTTTAGATAAATCTGCTGTCAATAAATTAGTAATTAAGGGCATGATTGGAGAAATATCTAAGGCAAAAACAACACGTGAATTAATAGATGAAGGGCATTTATCTGATATAAAGATAACCTGCGTAATATTACGATACAATAAAGAATCAAAGGCATTAATTAAATCAGCTGATT